TTTTTTTTTTTTTTGGACGTTTATTCTTTTCATGGGTGGCGGATGTTGATGGGTGGTAGCGGGAAAGCCCCGGAGCTTTTGTAGTCTCCCGTTCCTATATTCTAGTCGGCGGGAGGGTAGTTTAACGTCGTTCCGGACGAAGTTCGGCTTAATAATCAACATCAATCAAAGAAGGAATAACCTCATGGGAGTATAAAGTAGGGAACTCGTGGATGGAGGTCAGATTGCGCATGAAGTTACTCCAGGTAACAACGTCTATTCCGTATCTGTCGGATAGCAGTGCCCAGAATGTGCTTTCGTGGATTGGTGTGGCCTTCGTGAAGACCTGCCACTCTTCGAGACTGTGGGGAGGACAATCTTGAGAAGGTTCGAGGGACTCGAGCCACGTGTGTATTTTGTGGTAACTAGAACACACCCCAGCTAGGTCTCCATATCCCCTCCATTGGGACCATAGGAAGTCCACAAATCTTTGATGGTCACTCAGTTTCCTCTTGTCTAAGAGGAGAGGGTCGTTCATACACCAGCCAAGATTGGTAATGAGACTGGGCATGCGGACCATTGCAATAGTCCCACTCTTGGATCTTAAGAGAACATGTTTGAGGAACGTCATAGGTGGGAGTTCCCTGAAAGTGGGGTTCGAGTAGTGGAGCATCGTGACGTGTGGGGAGAATATCTTGCATTTTGGGGAGAGTCCGTAGCCGGTGAAGTTGTCTTCGAGTAGCTGTACTGTAAGTTCACTACCCATGATTTCTTTGTGTCTGATGGAATCAAGGATACAATCCAATGTGCACACAGCATTGACGACCGTGTTCATGACACTTGTGCCTTGTTCACCTGAGATTCGCATGTTTCCAACCGCCTGGTCCAAGAACCACGGGTCTATGTTTTCTTGGCCAAGGCCTCCGCTGGTTTCCTTTACGAAGACTCTTATAGGGGTACTATAGAGCTTGCAGTAGGCTTCGTAAGCGTGGGGTTGGTGCAACTTGACAAGGGCCTTATTGAGTCCTAGGAGTGTTTCGTTGATGGTTCTATCGAACCTAGAGAAGTCGTTTTCAATCCAATAAACCACCTGGTCGTATCTCACAAATACAAGGGAGTCATCTCCGAGGGCAACCATATAGATCACGTTCCCATCACTCTGTTCAGCGCGGTCGAAGAACTCTTCAATGTCTTTGGTAGTCTGACCACAGACGTACATGAGGTGGAATGCCATGGGTAACGCATTGGCACCCTCAATGTCAAACCAAAGAGGTTCTCCCTTTCCGTCGAATCTTTCTCCGATTGCTTCTTGGATGGCTAAGATTGACGCGCCCAAGCATGGGCCGCTTTGGGTGGGTTTTGACAGAAAGTCTTGGGTGACGTTTCCTATCATTCGGGGAACATTCTTTTTAGCGCCGTTAATGCGTTCTCGTTTCATGAACATCTCGATGTGTTTGGGTTCGCGTCCAACGAGAAAATTCCATTTTGCTTCTTCCTTCCTAAGTTTTTGGATAGGCTTCATTTTCTCGAAGAAGTATTCG